GCGATTCATCTCATTTGCATACAGAACACAATCTTTATGCTGAGAAAGGGCACGATTAGTCAGAAAGGGCTGATATTCCTTCTCAGTCAAATCGTCAACAATCAGTTGCTTCTTGGACTGAAGGATAGATTTGACATACTCAAATGGATCGCTCATTTGAATTCCACATTTGCCATAAGTTCAGTCAAGCAAGCAACAAGGTTGATCTCTTGGTCAGCAACAAATGCTTGTTTGTATTGATAGTCAGCAAGAATAATCACTGCTTGTGGAATACTCTGAGGCTTTGAGATGTCATATAAAGCATCATAGAGTTTACGAAAGAATGTCGTGCTATCAATTTCAGTTGTTGCTGCCCATTTACGGACGGATGCAAAGTCTTTTTCTTTCAGATGTTTGACAATCTGTGAAATAGAAATGTCACCAATCTGAGAGAGAATGCCTACATCAATCTTGCCGAGTTGAGAGTAGCGTTGTAGTTCATTGATAGCACGACGAAAATCTGGAAAGTGTTTCTTGATAAGTTCAGCAATCACTTTCTCATCGTATTCAACTTTTTCTGTGTTTAGTATGTGTGTGATGCGTTTGAAAAACGCAGATGCCATTTTTGTTTTTTCACCATTCTGCAAACGAAAATCAATTACAGCACACCGACTGTGTAGTGGCTCAATGATTCTGCTTTTGAAATTACATGTGAAAATGAATGAACAGTTTACTGCAAACTCTTCAATGGCATTTCTTAGAATTGCTTGTGCGTTTGGAGTTAGATAGTCAGCTTCATCTAGGATGACAACTTTACGACCACCCGTAAACGACATTGATGATGCATAGTTCTTGATTTTTACACGAATTGTATCAACACCATTCTCATCAGAACCATTGAGAATCATGAAGTCGCAACCGATCTCGTTGCACATTGCTTTGGCGATTGTTGTCTTGCCTACGCCCGCTCCACCAGTCAGAAGCAGATTGGGTATCTGCTTCTGATTTACGTACTCCTGAAAAACTTCTTTCAGACGATCCGGTAGAATACAATCGTTTACTGTTTGCGGTCTGTGGCGTTCTGTCCACAATAGATGTTCCATTGAATTTCCTCACGATAATCATAATATAAAAATAAATTAGTGCGACTCAAACTTAGAACCAGTTTCAGTTGCAATCCAGTATTGAAGATTCAATGTTTTATGTTTGAAGTTTGAAATACCTTTTGATGAAATCTTCACATCATAAGCACCAGAAACCATCTTTAGATTTTCAACTTTGAACAACATTTTGAACTTCTTGCTATTATCTGCAATCTCAAGTGACTCAGTGTGTGCTGCATCATTCTGAGGATCAAATGTTGTTACACAAAGTTTTGAACCGTCAGATTCAATTGCAATGAATGGTGAAGAAAGAACTGATGCTGCTTTGAGAATCCAGTCAAAGTCTTCTTGACTGAGTGAGAAAGAAATCTCCGGCTCAGGCATTGCAATCGCTTTGTCTGGTGCAGCAACAATCATATGCGGCGCACAGAAACGATACTTGATTTTACTACGACCCTGTAGACCAGAAATCAAAACATTATTGTCTTGAAAGTCTAGAACGGGATCATCTTTGTGCAGAGACAGAACAGAGAGGAAATTGTTCAGATCATATACACCAAAGTCTGTTGGAATTTCTTCATTGATTGTTGCTTCAGCCATTACATTCTTTTGGCTAGACACTGTACGAAGTGTTTTACCTTTTTTGAACATAATACCTTGATTGATTGTTGCAAAGTTCTTTAGCAACGTAAGTGTATTATCAGAGAGTTTCATAATTTATTTCCTTGTCAAATCGTGATTATGTATTGCAAGTATAGCATAGTGAACGACTTTCATCAAGTCATCTCTATTGTAGCCATTCTTTTTACCATATCGCTGTGCATACTTCATGATATTTCCAATAAAGAATCCATCACCGTGTCCATTATCGATGATAAATTCTGATGCTTGGAATTTGTTTTGTGCATAATGTTGACCGTATGTTTTGTCGATATATTGTTTCAAATCTTCAAGAATACGGTCTTCACTGAATTTATAGTCTATCATAGTTTACCAGTATATTGAGCAACCGCAGGCATATTACCCGTGAATGCATACGTACCAATATGCTGAGTCTTCATCCATGGACAGAGATAAACTTGACCACCAATTTTACGCCACATCTGACAGAACATATAATCTTCGGACAGATAACGATCTGAACCACCACCAGTATAACTATCAGCAGTATCAATCACTGTATCAAAGTATGCATGAATGTACCGAGAACCATCAAAGTGTGCTTGACCAACATGATCTGGTTTATACCGAATCTTTGGAAATGCTTCTGACAATTTCTCAAATACATGGCGCTTGATCATCATATGACCAGTACCAATTTCCATAACTTCTAGTGGCTCAGATACTTGGAATTGTTGTGTACCCTTTACAACATTGAACACATATTCGCCAACAAGATTTTCAAGTTCACGAGGATTCAAATCTGGATGACGCCGAGCAGTATCAGCAATGTTGCCCCAATTGATTGACTTCTTTGGATAAGGACCACCAATAACATCTTTATCAAGAGCCATCAGTGCAATGATATCATTTGGATCAAAATGAATATCAGAATCAATGAACATCATGTGGGAATATCCAGAGCGTAAGAATTCGTCTACTAGATAATTTCTTGCTCTTGTGATGAGTGATTCGTTGAAGAGGAATGAAAACTTGACTTCAATGTTGTACTTCATCATAACTGTTTGTAGATCAAGGCATGATTTCATATACAAACCATGATTCATACCACCATACATCGGTGTTGCAATAAACAGTTTATTTTTTCTTAGTTCTTCAAGGTTGACTTGTATTTGCATAATTTATCCATAAAAAAAAGTAGAGACACATATTATATATATGTCCCTACTTCAAAACTCACTACTTTTTAGGCAAAAACTTCGGCGCCATAGATAGCATGTGCGGCGGCAACCATCTCACGGCTAGGCTTACCAAGACGGTAGTAAGTGATTGTCTTACCGTTGTCAAGAGTTTTCTTGTTGGTATAGATGCAGTGACCTTCTGAACGAAGTTCTTCAATGCGGGCACCAACATTAGTGATGCCGAAACGAGCACGAATTTGTGCCGCGGTGAGTGTGTTGTAGCCAGAATCTTTAGAAAGATAGTTTAGAATTTTCTGTTTAGCAGACATTCAATTTACTCCATTAAAAAATTAGTCGCACAAAAAGAAAAAATAGTAGAGGCGACTGTTCTCTACATATTGTCAGTATATAAAAAAAGGGAGAGTGTGTCAACACTCTCCCTGGTAAATGTTAGCTTAGAAAGGAATTTCTTCCGTATTTGTTTCTGCTGTAGGTGTTTCGGCAGTTTTGATAGAATCAACATCAGCACCACCATCAACTTTGGTATACAAGTCAAGGAAAGTAACCGAAGTATCAACATCAAAACGATTCAAGCAATATTTGATAGCTTTGATTTTATCACCGTAGATACCGTATGTTTTGACGATATGTACCAGACGGCGGGTCGAGATAACCTCATCACAACCACCTTCAGTGAAAGTATTACGAATCACTGTAGCCCATGTCACAAGCTTTTTGGCGAAGTCATCATCTTCACGATTGACAGACTTCAATTCTTTTTCAATGATTTTCTGCTCAACTTTCGCAGGAGGCCATTCTTGTTCCATCGTATTAGGAAAACGCTCAAGAAACGCCTCATTCAATACGTTGGTAAACATATAGCGACCATCTTCAGAACCCTTACCCTTTGTGTTAGCAGTAGCAAACACAGTAAAGCCAGGAGCAGGAGCAACAATTTCGTTTTTCTTTTTCAGAAGAAACGGCTTACCCTCAAGGACACGCTGAAGACAGGACAGATTTTGTGCGCCATAATCAATCTCATCAATACACAATACGGCACCCTGGCGGGCTGCAACGGTAACAGGACCATCACGCCATTCCATCTGACCGTTGATCAGAACATAGTTACCAAGAAGATCGCCTTCATCGGTTTCTGGTGTCATTGATACGCAAACGAATTTACGTTTTGCTTTGGCGCAAGCTTGCTCAATTGACATTGTTTTACCGTTACCAGAATGACCCGTAACGAAAACAGGGAAGAACATATTTGATTGTACAATTGACAACACATCAGCAAAGTTGCCAAAAGGTACATAGTTTGAATACTGAGTTGGTATCAAATCAGTAACTTCTAGATCAGTTGTCACATTTGCAATACGATTACCAGCGGCTGGTTCAGGCTTTGCAAGTGGAATCACTTGTGCAGCCATATTGATAGCCACGGCCGCAGCCGGTGCCGCGTTGGATGCAGCGGGAACACGATACACACCACGCTTTACTTTGTTAGATTCATCATTCACGAACCACTGAGGAATGGGAATACTTAGCTTTTCAGCAATTGCAACAACATCAACTTTTGTAACTTCAGATTTGCCAGTTGCAATAAGTGCATCAATAAAAACCTGGCGTTTAGCAGAACGACTTGCCATAATATAAACTCCTCATCACAGTAGAAACTACATTATAAAGAAAGTTCCACACTTTGTCAAGCAGCAATCATACCAATGAATCGTGAAACCAGAACCCGATTCACTTGACGATTTTTGGTAAACTTACCAAATGCTTTTGACAGACTAGTTGCGGTAACTTTATCAGGTGCATCAAAAGTATCATCACCAACATTCAAATCATTACCACCAGCAATGATGAAAAATGATTCGTAGCCATCATTTTTGGATTCAAGATACTTATTTTTACGGAAGATTTTTGCATACTTACTATAAACTTCATTAGTAGCACACTTCCATTCCCAAGTATATTTTTTGTTACTATCATCGGCAGCAAGAACTTCATCATTCACAAATCGACGACGAATAACATTTCTAACTTGTGAATCTGGTGCAAGATAAAAACCAATTATTTTAGCACCAGTGGTTTTAGTCAACCACTTTGATACCGCAATTCTGGCACCGTTTTCATCATCAGACAATTCAAATTGCAGTTTTTCTTTTTTGTCGCACAGAAAAACATTCTGATAACCAACACGATAATAATTTCTTGTGCCATTATTATGATAGCTAGTTGTTGTATCAGCATCGCCATCGTGAACCACACACAGATTGACAATATCAAGATTGTTCAATTTGCGAAATTCTTTGATGACTGGCTGAGAAGCAATCAAAGCCTCAGTCAATGGTGTGTTTGATAAACTTTCACTCCTAGGACGTTGAAAGAATTTACCATATGAATATCTGTATTGAAACGCATCCATAATGCACAGAATATTTTTCACCGCATTCGAAAATTCAGAATTGCTCATTTTCGAATTGATCATCTCACGCAGGTACACACTAGAAAGTTGCAAGTCACCTTCTTTTTCAGAAAAACAACCAGTGCTATAGCTTTTGTCAATTACAGTACCATATTCATCAAACGATGGATCTGAAGGAAAATCCATGTGTCGGACACTATCTGCATTACCAAAACCATATGCACTAAATGGAATGCTTACTTTACGGCAGAACAATGCCAGAATCAGAATTTGTTCTAATGATGCCGTAAGATTTTCGGACATTGAACCAGACTTATCAAGTAACAGAATCAAACCGTGCGACTTACCCTTAGGAACACGCATGATTTTTTTGAAGATATTATCATCAATCTGATATTTGAACACACGGCTGATATCAATATCACCAGTGGACGCAGTTTTTGCTTTTGCAAACCGTTGTGCAGCCTTACGCATCTCAAATTCTTTTGCCAGAAGAGAGATATACCGTTCATTTTTCTTACGAAAATCTGCATACAAATTGTTGGCAACTTGCTGATAATCTTGCCGTTGTTTGGAAAAATCTTCAGTCAAAAGTTCCTGAACACGCTTTGCTGGCGTGACAATGTTTTTCAGATTTGGCGCAGGAATATCGAGATACACATACTCACGTGCATTTTTTGCAATAAGACTAGTTTCGTTTGCACGAAAGTTTTCATCAGTTTCACACCGAGGTTCAAAGTCATCTAAGCCCTCTGAAAGGCTTTTCGATTCTTTATAACGATTGATAGCATTACCCTGTTCAGATTCTTCAAAAGATTCATCATCTTCAGATTCACCGTCAGACTTTGCAGATTTTGTACCTTCACCATCTTCATCATCTTCACCATCACCGTCAGATGAATCGTCGGATTCTTGATCGCCATCTTCACCACGTGCTTTTGTTTTTGCTTTTTGCTTACCTTTACCATCAGTCTCGGCATCACCGTCACCTGAACCGATTTCAGATTCTTCACCGTCTTCATCAAACTCATAGCCAAAATCATCTTGAGGCATTTCAGTTTGTTGCTGTTCATCTTTTGAATAGTCCCAAATTTCATCGGTCAATTTCAAGGCTTCTTCAAAAGTTTCACAAGCTTGAACACGCTCAACAAAATCTTTTTCGGTGTCATTGAACTGAATGTCCATTGAGTAACTGGACTTTGTGTACAGATTCAGACGGTCAATGAATGACATTGAATTGATATCACGACCCTTTAGACCAAAGAAGTCACGATTCATTAGTTCACCGAAGCCGTTGACAAAAGATTTACGCAGACCAGGATAACGGCGCTTTTGACGTTTCTCAATTCGTGCATCTTCAACTACATTGAGAAAACCTTTGTAACTACGACCACGGTCGTGAACAGCACCATGCCAGCCATCGGCAGGAGTATCGATAGCGTGACCAACTTCATGACCCATTAGCAAGTCATAAAGATCGCCAGACATTTCAGTCCAGATCGGACATGTTAGAATACGATTTTTGGGATCAAATGATGCCGTATAAGTTTTGGCATGTTGAACAGTAAGATTCTCGGTTGCCATCAGTTTGGCAAGACCAGACTTTTGATTTTGAATGTTGTTCATTTGAAAACTCATCAATTATTGAACAATCATTATATATGAG